ATCTGGGACAATCTTGAAAGACCCAAAATCGGAAACATAGATGTCCACAGCCGCAATAGCTGTAGCGCCACCCTTGCCAGAGACTTGGTTCCGAGGCGGAATACCAAACGCTGTCGAACCAGAACCCACTGAAGCCAATCCTGAGATCGTCTGCTTTACGGCAGACGGGACTAGCATTATGTCTGGCTGACCACCCGCATCATAGCATTCCTTAATGGTTGCTTTGATGTTGGCTTCACTACAGGCAGCGGTCGATGTATTATTGACCAAAGCCGTAGTACCGAGGCTACCGGCAGAAGCCGAACCACCAGACCCACCTGCCACATGGGCAGTATTGAGCCATGCAGGAATACCTGCGGTTGCTCTACCATTTGTAGAATCACCTGCGGCTTTTACGATATTCTGAGTGAGCATGACTTCCATGTCCCTCTTCATACGCTTTCCGAGTTTAGCCAACTGGTAGGCTTGATGTTTGCCGTGTCCGGCGTAGTCGACCGCATCATCCGTTCCGGAGGTTTGGGCGATGTATCTACTTATCTGGGTGTAATTATCGAGTCGCGTTGGAAGTGACCTTGCCGTAGCATCAGGCGAGTCATCGCCTTCTAACTGGCGATTAGCAGCACCTGCTGTTATCGAATCTACTTGCCACTCAAATTTTGTGTTGTCAGCACTCATTTTGGCGCAACCAGACAGGAAGGGTGTATCCATTGGAGCGATATTATAAATCACATCAGACAAGTCTTCGCGTATCGCCACTGAACTATAAGTCAGTGACGTATTTGTAGCAATTGCCATTTTATTTTTCTCCTATTAGGAATTAAACATATCTTCTAACAAAGAGGCTGCGTCATCGACGTGGCCTGATTGTTGTAGACGCTTCATTTTTGTTTTACGCTGAGAACGGGACTCCTGTGAACGGCTTGTGCCAGAACCTGCCCGAATAACTCTCGGTTTGTTTTTCAGTTTCTTTGCACGAACATCAGAATTGCTTATGTCGTCGTATTTTTTGGCTTTCAAAAGAACTAGAATGGATCGGTGGTCTACAAGACCCTTCACCTCTTCTAGGTCAAAACCCTGAGACAGTGCGTAATCACGCACTTGCCCCGCGATTTTGCGTCTTTCTTCTTTTGACTTGTTCCACTCGGGTAACTTTTCGCCTAAAGCAGCATGTTCTGTAGCCACTAACTTCTTGTGGGCTATCTTATTCTCATACTCCTGACGTTGAAACGCCTCTGCCTGCTCTTTTTGCAGTCCTTGTATCTTATCCTGCTTCTCTCGCCACTCTTCCTTTTTTGTAACAAACTCTATTGGGTCATCCCTTTTGAGTTCTTCCCAATTTATATTGGAATACTCGTCGAGCGCTCCCATAGAAGTTTCTATTAAGGATTGGAGGGCTTGTACGTAGTGAGTACGCTCGGCTTGAATCTGTCCAATTTCAGAGTTGTAGTTGCCCTCAAGGGTCGCTACTTTCTTACGTTCTTCAGAAACTTCCTGCGTCTTCTTCGTGTAATCTGATTGCCGCGAATACCCCTTCAGAAGTTCGTCGAGGGGTACCGTATGCTCTTCACCATTTACGGTGACAGCGTACAAATCCTCTCCTTCTTCTGCGCGATTATCAGCGCCTTCGTCGTCTAACTCTTCAGACTCTTCAGGCTCCTCTTCCAATGATTCGTCTTCCTCTTCGGGTTGAGACTCTTCCTCTTCCGTAGGTTCGGCTTCCTCAGATTCTGGTGTTTCCGTTTCCGGGACCAGCATCTTCAGGATTGCCTCTTCTGCTTCCTGCATACTACTATCATCGCTTACTACATGCGGGGCTTCGCCGTAACCGCTCTTCACTACAGCACTTTGCGTATCCGCCATTTTTTGTTCCTCCTTAAATGAATGGGTGTTGCTTTTCCAGAACCTTATTCATGTGCCCAGTTTCAACTATGGACTGTACATGTAAATAAAGTTTGTCAAGCAGTCTCATGGCAAGCCAGATAGCTTCCCTGGCCTCCAGTTCATTTGTACCGCTGTTGTCCCAGCGGTCCATTAAATCCTTCCTTAGTACTTCAAACGCTTCCGCGAAAAGCGGGTCATTGAGAAGGCGTTTTGCGCTTACTTCCCTTTCTTGGTCGTTCATTGTCTTCCTATAGCTACTGCCCTATCCTGCTGGGCCTCCAGGTTAAGTTCTGCGCTCTTCAAACGGGCTTCCACCTGATCGTTTTGCGCTTCTAGTTGAAGTTTCTGTGCTTTTATTTGGACATCAGCCGCCTTTATATCTAGTTCCTTGTTCTTTAACTGCACCTCAGCCTGTTTCTGTTGCTCCTCTGGAGAAGGGCCAGGAGGAGGAACTGTGTCTGGGTCAGTCAGATAGTCCTGTACATTCGGGAACCCCATGTTTTTAAGCATTGCCGCGCCCATGTTGTACATGTTCTTCTGCGATACTATTCTTAGGCCTCCAGCCATTGTCTCAGAAGCAAATTGAATCATTGCAGTGAGATGCATTAGCTGTTGATCCCTGTTGCCGCTTCCAATGCCTACCGATACAGTGCAATCGAGCCCTTGCCGCCAACTGAAGGGCCTTACAGGAATCCATTCTCCGCGCAACTCGATCACGGTCTCAGTATCCTGATACCGCTGTAACAGGTTGTAAATGGTCCTCATAAGCTGTTTTACACCTGTCTCTGCGAAGTTACGGGCAATCAGTTCCACGCGAGACTGGGCCGCCGTCATAACTGCGTTCACGGCAGTAGCAGTAGTATGGGAGGTTAATGCGTTTTCATTCATCCCTTGCGAGTACTTGTTAACCCCGGCTCTGGACTCTCGAACCCCGTCAAGGTATTCAAGCATCTCAAAAGAGTATTGCTCTAAAGGGGGCGTAGCAAGCGGGGTGATCGCGTTAGGTGATTTGACTCTAACCACTCCGCCTGGACGTTGCGTAAGTAGGTCATCAAGATTCGCTTGCCCTTCAAGAACAGCGTACCTACCAAAGTTCTGGTTGTACATGTTGTCCATGAGATTTCGCATCAGAGTGCTCTTAATCAGCTGGAGAGATTCGACCAAGTCCGCTACTGACAGGCCAAAGAATTTATGGGGTATAGTGATCGGGGTGATAGATACGAACGGGATGTAGTCAACTTCCTCGTTCTCAAAAACGTGGTCCCCTACAATACAGACTTTCCGTAATTCCGCTATGCCATCCCCGTCGTAATCTGTCTTTATGTAGTTCTCGTGCAGGTAGTATGTCTGCAACGCCTCTTCTGTGCTTGATATCCCCAGCCCACTAAAGTCAGAGGTGTTGTCAAAAGAGTAACGGGCCTCTCTTTCAGAGGAAAACGTGAAAGAGTCACTATTCGCCTCGCTTCCCCCAAGGTCTTCCGGGTCAACGTCACCGTACAGTTCCCTCAAATCAGAAAGAGTCTTTCTAACTCGGTGACACACAAATCTTGATTCTTCGATTGTCTTGGATTCCCTGGCGATAAGGAACTCGTCAGGGGGAACGTTCTCTACACGTACCTGCCCCTTGGAGATGGTCCTTTTCACTATGATGTCGTGAAGAGGCTCTCCCATATCGTTAGGACCGTCTGCAATCTTCTCGGTATGCTCAATAACATCCACGCTCCCCTCGGAAAGAAGGTTGTTCAACTCCTCCTCTGTCAGGTCGTAGTATTCTTCACGAGTCTCTTCCTCCTGGTCATCCCACCACACTTTAACAATGCCGTTCTTCTGCAGAAGAGCGTCCGTGAACCAAGTGTAGAGTATCGACCATCCCGGATTCAATTTAGTGAAAACGTAGTTCACATAGTCCGTGGCTTGTTTAGCCATAGGCACATCTTCCGGGCCCACCGGATTAAACTTGACCATCTCATCGCCAGCAGCAAAGACACGCATCAAAGAGGGTTTTATCCATTCTATGGTGTCAGCCACAGTAGAATCTACAAACTGACTTCTTCCCTCTACTTCGTTGCCAAACGGGCGACCAAGGTAGTAGTCCATTGCAATCTCTCTCTGCCGCGACAACGTATCGCCATAGCCCAGAGAATCCTCTATCTCTGCCTGTATACGGGCCCGTAGTTCGTCTTCTGTCATTCGTTCTTTTGCCACTAAGTTCCGTCCTCTGGTTCTTTAAATAGTTCATCAGCGATTACTAAACCAC